AATACCACCAGCTTCACTATAACTGTTACTATTACGTTCACTTTGCGATGGACGTAGAATATCTGCGTAATCTACAATAATCAGATCAACTTTAGTACCTAGTATAGCCAATCGTTCACAATGAGCTTTAAGGCTATAAGCACTTACTGTTTTAATTGGAAAATATTTAATCTTCAATTTTCCAGGCACCTCTGCAATCTTCTTCTTCACGATGTCTACGTTATTACGAATATTCTGGAAATCAATTCCTGTAAAACAAGCATCATAACGTAGTCCAACATAATTTTCATTCAATTCAAGCGTAAAATGAACTACATTTTTACCTTGTTTCATCGCTTCAACGCCTAGTTTAGATAGTACCCAACTCTTACCACTACCAGCACAAGCTGTAATAATACCCAATTCACCCGCTGCCAATCCTCCGTCCATAATGGTATCAATTTCAGTCCAATTGGTTTTAACGCAATTACGACTCATTACACTCATTCGTTGTTCTACATCTTCGGTATAATCGTGACCAATATTACGTTCCATACCAGCTTTCATCGCGTGATCAACTACATTCTTAATTTTATCATATTGACCAAGTGCTAATAAATCAGCACTTTCAATAATAGCATTCTTTAGTTTCTGATTTTTACAGAATTCCAAGAACTGTTCCTTAACAAACTTCAAATCGTTATCACTTACCTTTTGATAAACCAATTTGAGATTATCTACGATGCTTCTTTTAAGTAGTTCATCGTTTACTTCATCAACTTTAATCTTGAATACAGTTAAAGTTGGTAGATCTTTATATTCGTTAAAATACTTTATACTTTCTTTTACGACCCATTTATTTGCATCACTTTCAAAGAAGTCTACTTCGATAATATCATTGATACGTTCAATAAATGAACGATCAGATATTAAACACGAAATACACTTGATTTGGAAGTCACGGCCGTATTTTGTTAATGAATCAATTGCTTTTTTGTTTTCCATAAGATAACTCTACTATACCACTGAATTTTGTGGTTTTCAACTTTTATTAACCGACGTTTTTATTCTACAAAACTATTTAATTTGCCAAAACATTCTTGTAACCAAATGTGATAATTGGGGATATTATTCCACATTTTGTCTTCTGTAATCAATTTAGTAAAACTCATTTTATCAATTCTACGTACAGGAGTTTTTATTATTTCTTCTATACGTAACTGTGTAAATGACTGTACTTGCGTATCTTTTAACTGCATCAACGTGTGATTACGTTCAAGTAGTAACTTGTTATCTAACACGGTCTGATATATTTTATACTTACCCTTGTTATTTTCTGCGTAATTATAAATCTCATTCAAATCATATTGACGTTCTTCTGACAAGAAAGGAAATGATTTAATTACCCGCTTCAAACCTACGCCATCCAGTCCTGGAATATTATCACTGACATCACCTTCCATAACTCTATATAAAATATAGTTACTACATGTAACTCCATATTCATCTAATATTTCTTTACAACCAAATATTCTCTTTTTGACAGGACTCCAAATTTTGACTTTGTCATTTGCCAATTGTAAAAAGTCTTTATCAGTAGACATAATTGTTATATTGCTGTCCTTAAAAGTTTCTGTAGCTAAATAAGCAATTGTATCGTCTGCTTCTATTTGATCAATTGCCATTATAGTAACAGGCAAAGTATCTAAATAATTTACAGTACGAATCAATTCTTTTTTAAAGTTTACAGATTCTATCTCAGATGAAGACAGTTCTTCATAATTACGATTGAGTCTGATATCTGTCTTTCTACCATTTTTGTAAGCTGGATAAATCTTTCTACGTTTCTGACTTCCTCCCTTACCATCAAATACAATAATAACTCGGGTAGGAGAAAGCAATTTAATTGCATATCCAATGCTTTTTAAGAAACCCGCAATACCACCTGTGTGTAATCCATCCTCATTAAGTGACGGAATGGCCATAAAACTTCTAATGTAAGTATTAAGGCCATCAACAAGGAGGATGTCAGAATTAGTAGTCTTTTTGAGACCGTCACTTCCAACACCCTCCTTAATGTTTTCAAACAAGGAGAACAGTTTCTTCTTTTCAGATGAACTGAATCCGCTCATATTATTCTTCGCTAACCGAAGTTTCTTCTGACTCTACGACAGCATCATCAATGATCTGACTATTAAAGTCTTTGTACTTCATAATTACAACATCACAAATCTTCAAGTAAATTTCTTCACTCAGTTCCTTGTCTGTTTTCATCACGGTCACAAAGTCTTTGGATTGAAACTTCCATTCGGATCCATCATTCTTCTTGTATGTGTAATAAGCACCACCTTGTTTAATCAGACTTTGATCTTTTAGAACTTTAATCCAACTACCATAGTCAGCAATTCCGCTATCAAAATAGATATCAAAACTTGCTTGACGTTGTGGCGGACCCATACGATTCTTCACAACAACCGCTTTACATTCGTTACCAATAACTTCATCACCCCTCTTGAGTTTACCTGTATTATTTAAACGAACACGAACACTACAGTGATAAGCAAGTGCTTTACCACCTGATACCACATACTGATCGCCAAACGCCATAGCCTTTAGATTCTGACGTAGCTGATTAGTAAACACTGTAAGTACCTTCTGCCGACCAATCATAGTAGTAATTTTACGCATTGCTTTGCTGATAATAATTGACTTACCAGTAGCGTAACCATCTTTACCGTGATCACTTTCAAGTTCTACCTTTGTAGATGCCGCTGCTACGGAATCAACAATAATTGTTAGAATTCGATCCTTGTCACTTTTACGAACAATAGCGATCATTCGTTCCATCTGGGCAAAAATATCTTCAACGGTTTCACATTGAACATACAATAACCTAGACAAGTCTACACCTAAACTTTTCCAGAATTCAGGAGCAGCTGAGTTTTCTGTATCAATTACTACAGCAATACCACCTTTCTTTTGGGTGTCGGCAACAACGTGCGCGGATAACAAACTTTTACCAGTACCTTCAAGTCCGTTAAATTCTACCATTTTTCCAACCGGCAACCCGCCGTGTGGACGATTACTAATTGCCAAATCTAAAATAGAAGAACCAGTGCTAATCCAATCCGTGATTTCAGATGGATTGTCTTGTTCATCTAGAAAATGAGCAATCTTTCCACCCTCTTTATTTGCTTTATTTAATTCATTTGCCAACATTTCGATTAGTTCGTCACGTTGACCCGTATCTTTACTAACACTTTTTTTTGCCATAACGTATATAAATAGAAAGCCGGTGGACTATAAAAACTCCACCGGCTTATTTTTTAATTTTTAAGAGTTAAACAAGTCATCAAATGCTTGATCTACACTATCTTTACCCTTAGCTTTAGCTGTACTTGGTGATTGAACGGCTTTTGCTTGGGATGTGACCACGGGGCTTGTGGGGAATGGAGCTTCATCGTCATCTCCACTTGCGGTTGGTTCTGTTACGATCTCAGAAGCAGCAGCTTCTGGATTTAACCATTTATCCATAACATCTTTTAGATCGTTATAGGATAGTTCTTCAAATAGATCCAAAATATTAACTTGGGACTTCAACGCTTCCATCAACTGTGCGTTTTTAGGATCTACCGCGAGACTTACATTTGGCTTAACACGAATGCTTGTTTCTGGGAAACTAGCTCCGCCTTCAGCTGTCTTGAATTCTACAACGATATCACGACCATTGGTTAGATCGGTAATATCACCAAAATCAGGATCACTGATGATTGATAGAAGTTCTTGATAAACTTGTTTACCAAATCCCCAGAACTTTACGCCTTCTCCTTCTTCGCCACGAATAATAGCTGGTACGAAAGTACGCATCTTGGGTTCCATCTTACGACCCATCTGCCAATCTTCTTTTGAACCAGTCTTTTTCAGACGATTAGCAAATTCAACGATTGGATCTGGACGACCGAAACTATCAGGAGATAGATATGTCTTGTTGTTGATGTTGTAATGAAACTTTAGTTCAATGAATGGATTATCAGGTACATACTTGTACGGAACAATACGAACTACCTGTTTCCCAGGCTTTGGTTTCCAAATCAAGTTTGATTTCTGATTTGTGTTTGAGAGAGAGCTCAAACGGCTCTTTAGCCGACTTAGATCTAATGCCATAATTATTTAATATTTAATGTTTAATTAGTTAATTAATTCGTCTGGTTCACTCAAACCAGATTGTATAACCAACTCGAAACTAAGTCTACACTAGGTGCAGACCAAAATCAAGTCAAAAATACATATTAAATTTCAGAGATAGAAAACAATTTTAATGAAACTATTTTTACCCCAATTTCATTGGTTAAAATAATACTGTTTTTATATAAATCCCAATTTAATTGAAAGCTCTTATCAAATACACCATTGTTTTCATCAGCAATCAACTTATTCATTGCATTGAGCGTATATAGTGTATTTGTTTGCTTCTTACGATGTATACTAATGGTGCCTTTGTATCTATTAATTTGTTCACGTTTTTCAACGTTGAATGTTAGATATAATTCCCGAAGATTATTTTCGTTAGCAAATATAAAGATCTTATTATCTATAAGAGTATATTGCTTTGGTATTTCTTTTAATGCGTCTGTATATTGACTACTATTAGAAAATGTACAGAGCAATTGTTTTTGAGTTATCATATTTTGTCAACGACTTTCTGACCTTCTACTTTGAATGTAAATTTACTTCCGCTACTACTATCCATTGCATAATTAGCATATGTTGGTGTGGCAATGTCGTCTTTCATTGTAATGCCAATAAACAAATAAAGATTAACACTTAGATATCCTTCATCCGGTACAACATTGATCTTAATCTTACCTAATTTGATATCATTATATTTTTTAGGAATTTCTAAGTTGAAATTGCTTTTATACTTTAACTTCTCTATTTTTTCTCCCGTAAATTTGATCAAAGGTAAACTTACATTAGTACCAAATACAGCTTCGGATGAAAGTAGACTAGATAGTTTAATAAACTCTTCACGGATTTTATTTGGATCTGATGTATTGACATCTTTCAATACGTTGTTTAGTATTAAATCTAAATATTTCAAAGCTAAAATGTTTGCTCTATATTTAAATATAGGTCTTAAAGTATCTCTTTCCAAACAATCGTTAATATCAAAGTCTGCTTGGATTTGATTAATAGTGTATACTAAATTTTCTTTCAATTTCTTAATACTGTCCAACTCGACCTTTTCTATATTGATAGGAAAGAATTGTATTAATGAATCATTATTTGATAGTTCTGTGATTTTATTAATCAATGATATATCTTCCGTATTTGATTTCAAAACGTTCTTAAATAAAGTTAAATTTTTATCAACCGTACTTGTGTACGATGCGTGTTGTTTGTCACATTTACTAGAACCTTCGTCAATCGTACCAAGTTCTCTTTCAAGATCATTTTCTATTCTTTCTAAATTTTTAAGTTCCGTCGATTGTAATTGATTAACATCCGCGTTAAGTTCTTTAAAAAAGAAATTTGTTATCTTTGTAGTAAACGGATTTATTGCATTAATAAACGATGAAAAATAATTTTTTGCAATTTCAGGTATAG